GCTCAAAACAACATTGAGACGCAAAAGAATCATCAGAATAGACGTAGTTTGGTTATACCAGTGACACTTAATACCTGTCGGTATCAGTGAGGAACCGGACCCCTCGCTCGCAAACACCTATCTGAATTCACAAAACTCACATAGTGAGTGAGAACCCAGACCCTCCCAATTTCGGTGGGGACCCATGCAACATTCGGGTGCCAAACCCTAGTAGCTCATGGACCTACTTTCAAAGGAAGGCTGGAATAAGTAGCGATGATAAACCGCAACAGAACGGACCTAAGTCAACTCCAACCTAGACAGACTGGATGACAAGATTACCAAAATTGGTAGTCGTGCCAGAGTAGTCATTGTTGACAGACAGAGCGACTGTAGTAGATCCGGTAGATGTAACGAAAATCGTCGCCGAATTAGAGAGAATGCCAGCAGAACCAGTATATTGTTCACCCAGAATGGTATTTGCTGATCCATTGATCAGAAATTCCATGAAGGAATAAACCAAACCAGTCCCACTGTTAGTTGCATTCACAAATCCGGTAACAACATAGTTACCAACCGGAAGAGTGATAACACCCGAAGTATTGGTGGCTCCTATACCATTAGTGATAGTTGTGGCGAGTGCAAGGGTTTTATAAACCGATGACGCACCAGAACTTTCAGCTGATGTTGATTGGAAATTCGAAACATGATAACAAAGGGGCGCAGACACGACGTTTTCAAGTACAGGATCTTGCAATAAAATTGCATACCTGACCCGAAGTTCACCAATGTTTGCTGTACTATTGTTTCCAATTGTGGAGACAGATAGTATCCCTGCATCATATATCTTGATGTCTGAGGAACCAGGCAACCCTCCAGGCCGTACAAAGTAGGAATCCTGAAGCGAACAATCTTTTGGATCGATCGTCAGGAGAACTTCTTCATATGGCATGCCATCACTATAAGGATGGGTGTCTTCAACTTGTTGTTTAGAAGCAGGTGGTGCATCAGATGCATCAAAGTCAAACGAAAGCATGACTTTTCCTGTCTGCCCATTCGATGCGAAAGCAGAGACCTGAGGTCTGTAATAAAATTCCAGACGTAAGATCTTGTACTTTTCGAAAAGAAGGGCCTCCTTCGACAACCAGGGGAAAACACTCACCTGACCCGGATTAACTGCAAAGGATGTTACAGCAAAGCTGACAGAGCCAGCAATGTCCGTAATATACTCATCTTCAACCTCTACGCGATAACGTTTCGCTCTACCGGATGCTCCTGTAGGGAACATGGGAGAGAGCTTGGGGTTACGCGCAACATTAAAGAAAGCAGCCATCGGATCTTTCCTACCACGAGAGCTCGTTGACGACTTAGACACCCTTTTAGGCGTCGGAGTCTCATTTTGAGCCGACTTAGGAAGATTCTTACTTCCCACATTCTTCTTAGAACTTTTCTTTGGCATATTGTACTGGATACCGCATATGTCCTACGGGACTATACATCTCTGAGGAACGCACAGCGAACCGCCGTGTAGTCTCTCGGCATTTTGATTAGCACGGAACTATTAAGTCAGAGGACTCTTCGGAGTCAGAGAACAGGAGGTTCTGTCTATTTGATTTACTGTAGGTTCTTACACCAAGCAGCTTAGGTTTTCAGCCTAATTCCTTTTGGAGGATAAATCAACTAGCGAGAATTCTCGTAATCTCTGAGACCTTTAGCGACAATCACCACCGGCCGAAAGGAGACCACTCTTGATACAGTTTTCCAAAGCTGTACGAGGAGCTATCAATCCAATGGGCACCCGATGGCTGCCAGGCAATCATGACACCGTTTTGGGGTATTACCCTCAGAAACCCAGTAACAGTTTAACGTCTTGTTTAGGACGAAACAGAAAAGTCAAAAGAAGAATCATCCACAAAACTCTCATAGCTGAACGATTGTTTAGGACCGTAGGTGGGTCTCACAGAATAATCATAATGGAAAATTCCGTGACCGCTGCGAACAGTCGTGATCGTCCGACTACCAGAGATTTGTTTTGGTGTCTTAAGAACATTCAACGGAGGACAGATAGGTCCAGCGCGAGAAAACATCTGAGCAACCCAGTAATGAGACAAACGGTCCCAAGACATGGGTTTCAGACGGTATTCTGGCTTGAACTTTACTGTCATCACATTGTCATCCACAGGTGGATCTCCACGGGCACGGGCTGCGTAAGCAATCCGTGTTAACCAATCGTCTGAATCAGCCTCTACTTCATCCTTTTCAGGAACGTAGGGACCGGTAACAAAACGAAAATGGAGAAGTGCATTGGCGTACTTAGCAGAAGGAATAGACATTCCTTCGCGACGGTACAAAGCCATCGAAGGATCATTAATGAATCGAGAGGCCATAAGCCTCTGATCTTTGGTGACCCTGGAGCGCCAATCTGAAGGAGCAATCGAATCGTCTAATCCAAAACCGCCTAAATGGACTGGAAAGTACCAATTAGGACGATAAATCGGACCAAACCACTCAGGACCAAAACGATTCATCGTAGCAGGGACCGAGGAACGAGTCCAAGGACACTGCAAAACCATCTTGGAAACCTCCCGCCCAATCTGCACAGGAGTTGCGACAGAATCTCCCTCTTTCAAGGAAGAACCTGTCAG